TGACGATAGCTTTCCACATCCGTGATCGGCTCATCATTTTGCCAGCACATTCAATTGCTCCATACTGCATACCCCAAAAAGGTCCATGCATGATGGTGCACGTTGACGGCACTGATTATGACGTTGAGGTATTCCCCGACGTTATTAGAGTCACCAATGAAGACATAGCAGTTTTCATGTTACCCACACACATACCCATGCCCAAAGCACTTTTTAAGTACATGGCTAAGGCTGGTGCGCAAACTGAGATGGCCCCTACACAGGAGGTCTATCAAATTGGTATAGGTGTAGATCGTCGTGTCACAATTCGTTCATTGATGCGTATCCCAAACCTGGGAGCTGTTAAATACGAAGTTGCAAACGAAGTTATTCTAATGCAGCAGCCTTTTTCGTATATCGGAGATTGCCGTAAGGGGCATTCTGGCTGTCCATCAGTTGTTGAAACACCAAAAGGACCTGTCATTGTAGGAATGCACGTCGGTGTTGCGGGCAAAGGTAAGGACGTAGGTATTTCCGTCACGTTGTGCCAAGAGTGGGTTGAAAGTTTCTTTCAGTCTTTCGATACCCAGTCTGGAACGACGTCCAAGGTCATACTTAGACGCGTTGCGCCAGAGTTGGCCAACAACATACCGCGCTTTTCGCGAATCAAGCCATCCGCAATTTGTGGTTGGTTTGGTCCACCTAAGTATATTCCTGTTCGTTTCACACCATTTGAAAAGGATGGTGAGATGATTGACCCATTACACCTAGCTTTGTCCAAGATAAGTCAAACGTCATTTGTGTACACTGTACCATATGATGACACGAGGTTCCTTGCATGGTTTAAGTTGCAGTATCCGCGGGATCCGAGAGCACGAGTTCTCACATTTGATGAAGCACTTAATGGCGTACCAGAGTACGGCATCCCATCAATCGTGGCCAGCACTTCCCCTGGGTACCCCTATTCGTTGCACGCCAAGAAAGGTAAAGCACCTTACGTTGTGCAGGTGGACGGTCGTCTAACCTACAACGAATCGTTTCTTCGCGAGCTCGAGCAAATGGAGCGCCAGCTTTTAGCCGGCCGTCAGATTGAAGTCATTTGGGCAGACACTCTAAAGGACGAGACCAAGGAAGTGGATAAAGTTGCCGCAGGCAAAGTTAGACTCTTCAACAGTTGTCCGTTACACTATCTCATACTTCAAAGGAAGTACACGGTCATGCTTAACCAACACATGGCTACAAAATGTGTGGATGGACCAGTTGCTATTGGCATCAATCCCCATGGCCCGGATTGGACCATGCTTGGTAAGCGAATTAACCGATTTAACAAGTCTGTTGTTGCTGGAGACTTCGAGCGTTTCGATAGCACTCTCTCTGAGCCTTTAGGGCGCACCGACCTGAAGTTTACTAATTGGTGGTACAATGGTACGGAGCAGGAGGACCGCGTTCGTGAGTTGCTTCAGGAGCATTTGTGGTGTTCCACCCACATTTGTGGGCAAGATATCTACATCAGCAAGGATTCCAATCCTACTGGTCAAGGCAATACTGGTAAGTACAACTCAACGTGTAGTTCAAAGGCGACCTTTGATGTCCTAACTAAGGATTTAGGGCTGTTGGAGTCTGAATTTGAGCTGTCGGTTTACGGTGATGACAACATCATTGGCATTGATCGTGTTGGTGTGCGTTGCTCAGACCTAGCGCCGCACTATTTGCGGCGTTTTGGGATGACATACACACATTACACTAAATCACGCACTAATGATCCATGTGATACACTCGAAACCGTCAGTTACCTTGGTCGTGCATTTGTGTGGCGTGATGCGCACATTGCAGCTCCTAGACCATTGGACGACATTGTAGAGTCCACGTACTGGACTAGAGGTAACGATAGGCAGTGTGTCGCTTTTAACAGCACTTGCTTAAACTATTTCCTCGATCTCTCACACTACGATGAGGCGACCTTCAATCTTTATGGAGATAGACTCATGCAGGAGATCAAAGAGGCAGGGTTGACGCAAGCATACGAGTACCTCGTCAGGGTCAGGAAGACTTATTACGAGTACCACGATCTGAAGTACGATCCACAGCATGCTAAGAAGTTAGCTTTTTATATGCGCGGTGACACGTCAAAGTGGGCAAATCCGATGCAACCAGAAATTAACGTTGCAGTTGATTTTGAGACTCAATCGGGTAACGTTGAAGATGTTAAAGTTTCAGAGAACAGGGAGTTCACAGAAAGAGCTGCCAATGAAGCAGGCCCCATGCAGGACACACAATTGGCGAATTACAAGGATGTGGCACCCGTTGGTGTTGGAGCTATGGACCAAGCAACTTTGCTTGGACCACAACAGACGTTCAACACAGAGCGATTCACATTAGATGACATTATTCAGCGAGAGTTCCAACTCACGTCGTTCACCTGGTCAGCATCTGATGCACAGGGTACCGTCAAAGCAACGTACGACTTTCCAAATGTCTTATTCCTTCAAGCCTTTATTGCAGAGAAGATCAAAGACTTCAGGTACTTTCGAGCAGCTATTCAGGTCTCGATACGTATTGTGTCAAATAAAATGCTCTACGGTGTTCTTATGGCGTACTATTGGCCAGTGCTCAGTGCATTGCACATTGCACCGGCTAATGTTAAAAACGCGTCGACGTGTCCACACGTTCTCGCATCTGCAAGTGCAGGTGACACAATGGTCTTCAACATTCCCTTCGTTTACAACGAAAGGGTTCTAGACCTCACCAACTTCCACACAAATGGAATGGGCACAGTTTACATCCGAGTGTTGAACCCGCTAGTGGATATTCTTGGAGAGTCTAGTGTGGCACAAGTCTTTGTCACTGCACGTTTCCGCGACGTTGAGTTGTATTATCCTCACGACTCAACGGGCTCTACTCTTTCAACGCAAATTGCCAGCAGGTACATTGAGAAAGAGTTTGAGTTACACAGTGGGCATGTTGGAAAAGCCCCAGGGCGCAAAGTGGGCAAATCTATAGCGCTTAAAGGTGCAGAGGCGCGTAACAAAATTGACGCACATACCATTTCTGCTACGAAGACCGTTAAGAGTATGCTTGATTCAGGGCTTGAGAGCCTGAATTTTGTTTCAAGCTTTGTAACAGGTGCAGCACAAGCAGCAGCACCCCTGATGGCAATGGCAGGTTTGTCTAAACCAAAGACCACTGATGCTGTGTCTATAATGAAGGTTAACCCGTTCATTGACATCAACACTGGAACTGGCTTGGATTTTACTCCAACGCTAGGTATGGACCCTGAAAACGCTATATCGACTTTACCGAATGTTGCAGGTTGTACTACTGATGAAATGGATTTACGTAATTTTTGCGGAAAACCAGTGTTGTCGCATATACAGACCTTCACTCAAGGTAATTCAACGCCACAGTTACTTGCTTTTTGTAACTTTCAGCGACTAAACTTTGCAGATCAATACTGCGATTACACCGATTGGTTATCAAACATGTTTCTATTCGTGTCGGG